AAACTTGAAACTCTATAATCTGTTTTAAATTTAACTGGCTCACTGTAAACTGTTGTTATCAATTTTTCCCCTAACATATTGTAAAAATATTTTTCAGCCTTAATTCTATAAATAAAACTGGCATTTGCCGTTGTAATATTTGCAATAGTCAAATCGTATATTTTATTACTTTCAGTTGTACCAGTTTTAAATCCAAGTGTTGGTGAATAAAGTAGAGTTTGAAAATTTGTATCCGTGCCTGTTGCAACTTCCACAGTATAAAGTCCGGTATTTATTCCATTACTAGCTTCCCATTTTGCTGTGAAGTTTTGTGAAGTCAAATAAAACTCTTCTTCTGTTAAAGTTGTTGGATAATACATTGTAAGTACATCACCAAATTCTAAAGACCCTATGAAAACTATTTTATAGGAATTCTGTTGTGAAAGTGTGTAATCAATACCGTTTAACAATTTATTACCATTCAAAACTACAATTAAAGAATTCAAGATAACCGGAGTAATTTTGAACTTAAAATAATACTCAAACTTGTTGATGTCAACATTATAATATGATTTAGCTCCCGGAAGGGCACCACTACCGCTTGGTGTTGTACCCCCAATAGTTTCTATCTCACTCATAATTGTCGCATTATTTAGTGTTTGGTCACCACTTAAATAAATAATACTTAGTTTATCCTTATTAATAACTGATAATGGATTAGCTAATTTAATTGAAATTCCTACAGGTGTTTGGGTGATAAAGTATTCCGCTCTATCTGAAAAATTAATAGTTGAGCTTTCTGTTAAAGTATTACCATTGACGTTAACCCAAACTTTCCCAAGTGGTTTTTCATTTATTAAAAATGTAGATTCACCTTCACTTGTCACGGCTAATGAAACATTCATTAATTGACTTCCACCCAAACTAACATTGGTACCACCGCCTTTTTCAAAAGATGTGGTTAAAATGAGTGGTGTTTTAGGATTGGAAGTTATAGTAAACCAATAATCATATCTTTTATCATATAAATTATATTTATATGATTCATACGAATTCAACACATCAGTATCGATATTTATTGCAGTTGGTGTAAAATTATAACCAAATTCTTGTTTTGTTTCTGCACTAAAAATAAAAGACCCTTTTAGTAAATAATCACCATCAGTAAAAGGATGTGTAATAATAGTATCTATTGTTTTCACAGGATTCGGTTGTGTTGCGAATTCGTTTGTTGTAATCTTTTTATAAACGGCATTTTCATTAAATATATTTAGATTATAATCAAATGAATAGACTTTATAACGAAACTGTGTTTCACTTTTTTCCTGTTTACCTAACAATTCAGTATGTGCTGAAAATATAAAATTAACAGCTTTTTGACCTAATGAAATATTATGTATTACAGGTGTTGTCTTTCCTGTAGAAATTTTACCCACATGAACCATTATATAATCTGGTTGTCTGAATGTAAAAGTATTTGCCGTGATATATGGTATAACTTTCAAATTTCCACTATTTTTACTTTCCACGATGATCTCACCGCCAGCATCCGGGAATGACATAGTTGTGCTGAAACTACTTAGAATTTTAATAGTACTGTGAATATCACCTATGTAGGGTAAATTTACAGTACCATTTATCTGTGAAATAAAAACATTTACCTCTGATATACTTGGTTGTTCTTTTCTAAATTCGGAACCGTCATTTTCTCCATGTTTGTAAACAAACTTTTGTCTATCAAAAACAGTATTTCTATATTTTTTGCCACCTTCCCAAATTGTCGTACTCGGTATGAATTGTTCTAATAGTGAAATCCAGAAGCCGTCCATCATTTCAATAAATTTACCAACTTTATCAAAATCTAATTTTAATGAATTAGCTGCGTAATAATCCTCATAAAGCATCCTTAATGTAGGATAACCCCCACCGTGACCATCAGTTATTACTTTTCTGTTTTGCACATTGATGAAACTAGTATATATTAGATCAACATATTCAATAAAACTTAAATCACTAACTTCATTTTGTGTTAAAATTGTATTAGGATATGGGTTTGGTAACGCTAAAGTATTGATTACATAGTCACTATTTCTATTGTATTCATAAACATCATTTTCAATAGCTTTAGCTGAGTCTAAGAATATAGAAACTTCTTTAGTATTCAATACCAATTTAGAATCTTGAACTTCGTATGTGGTTTCTTTCTCGGTATTTATCCGTAAAGTTTTAGTAGTAGTGTAAACCCATGATTTTATATTGTCTGCTGTCCGGCTTAATGTAAAACCTTTTTGGTTACCAAATTTTCCAAAAACATCATAATAATATTGCCCTTTATCATAATCACCTTTATGTACACCAATTGTTGATAATAAATTTTTATCATTGTTCGGAGCAAATTGTACTTGACTTCTCCAACCCCCTTTCATTTGAAAATAGTACTTAGATGAGTTAGGTAGAATCTTTGGATATCCACTTTCATCGAACGCATAATTTAATTCATCGGTATTAGTATAATTATTAATATCTAATTTTCCGTCAACTAAATAAACATACTCATTGAAATCCATTAACGATTTAGGCGCACCCATCACATTGAAAAGGAAGTCTATTGCATTTCTGGTACCTTTTGATTTAAATAGATAGGCACTATTTATTATCAATCTTCTCCATAACTCAATATCAGTTTCGATAGGTGAATGATTTTTACTTTCCCCTGAAAAAACTGGTGCAGTATTATGACCTAAAAAAGATTTCATTAAATCTGTTTCAGTTGCAGTTGTGAAAGTTCCCCATCCTAGTGTTTTAGCAAAATTTTTGACTAACACGTCAGGAATATTATCCTTTTTATCATAACTAGTTTTAGCTATATTCGCTAGACCGTCAATATAAATTTTTACCTCATCGAATTCTCTACCATAGATTTTAAGGAGTTTATCCATCTTAGAATCTGGTGTATCAAATTCTTTTATTGATGTAGTAGTTAGAAACCTAGATATTAAATTAGTTTTATATTCATCACATTTATCACCTAAAAGTAATAATGATTCTAAATAATCTTGATAGGCACTAGTATCATAGTCTAGATTATAACCATCAGAAGTTTTCCATGTGTATACTTTTTCAAGTAAAACTATATTTCCATTTTCTGTTTCAAACGGTTCTTTAAAAGAAGCCGAATATTTTGGTGAAGTTGTACGGTTAAGTAAATAAGCCTCAAAATTCTCCAAACCATTTATAAAATCTTCATATTTTAGATAATTTGGTTTAATGTGGAATTTAATATTACCAGTACCACCACTAGCTGAAGGGAAAGGATTGCCTTTTACTTTTAAATTTATATAATCTGAATTAGGTGTTGTTGATCCAGTAAATTCTATTATTGAAAATTCCTCTTGGAAATTCCATACTACATATTTTTCATAATGATTAGATATATCTCTAAAATCGTTCTCTGAAGAAAACAAAAATGTTTTTTGAGTGTATAATAGATTATATTTATTATCAATAGCACTTGTCGGGATTCTGAAGCTTGAAAGATCATTATTTTTATTATAAGAATAGTTCAAAACAGTTAATACTACATTTTCAGTAACTTCATTAGTAATATATAAAGAAGCTGGAAATGTAGTTATTATTTTTTCAATAGAAACTCGTATGAATTCTTTTAATGAACCGAAGTATGCATAGTTATTAACTTTAGTTTTATCAAAATTTAAAAAAATATTTAGATTATTATCTAAAATTCTTACAACTTCATCCTTTTCAATTTTCAAAGTTTCTAATGAAATTGGTTCTGAAAAACCATTTAATTGTAATTCAATTTCACGCACCTTTCTTGGTTCAAGATTACTTTGGATAGAGAAACTATCTATACTCTCACCGATACTATAGATGTTAGTTCCCTTGATACTAGTTTTAGTTGCATCAAATCCGTTTTTATAAAAATTACCACTAACTTTCTTAGCCATTTTTTATTTTGTTTATGATTTTATTGAATTCCATATTTGAATCAATTGTAGTAACCTCTTCTTTAACTTTGAATAAAGGTTTACCGAAATCATCAACTATATCAAACAAATTGTATTGTTTATATATTTCTTTTTTATCATTAGATGTATAAATCGTAAACTTACCGTCAGCAGATTCACTTTGGTTCCCGTAGATACCATGTGCAATAGTTTCTATAGTATGCTCTACCATCTCGACTTCTAGCATGATCGGGTCGAAAAAAGTATTATAAATTATAATCTCTTGCCCTACGTTCCCAATAAAAGGGGTTACAGTAGGTTTTATGTTCGAAGCTGCACTTGGTGTCAATGTTAAAAATAAAAGGTTACTAGCATCATTAAAACGATATCTAATGGACTTCTGATTACTATTAGTCAGGTTTTCAGTTATTGGTTCACATCTATTCGCACTTGTTACAATTCTAAATAAATTAGGGGTTTTTTTCCCACTTGTTACGTCAACGTATTCAATACGGTATCCAGTTAAACCATTATTCACTAATTTTGAACTGAATTTACTTAATAATGAATCTGTGGTATCTAAAATCAAACCTTTAATATCCGGGCGCACTGAAAGTACACCACAATCAACTATTTTAGCTTTGATTTCCTTGGGTTTAATTACAATATTATAAACACCTTTTTGATTGAAGGTACTAGTTGGTAACCTTAGATTATAAAGCCCACCCAAAATATCATCCTTTTCAGGATGTATAATAGGACTAAGTACAGATTTAGCATCCAACTTAATAGCTTTTAAATTATTCGTATTAATTATGCTTCTATCAGCAATATAAGTATAAACTACTTCAATATCATCAATATTTGGGTCTGCAATTCTAATTGTACCGTATGCTCCGTTTGCCATATTTTATTTTTTTTAAATCGAACGTCTGTCCGTTATAAGGAGTTCTTCTTATAAATATTAGTTTTTTAAATAGTTTGATTATTTATTTTATAAAATCTATTACCGAATACTTCTATTTCTTCTACTACACTAATTTGTCTTAGTTTACTAAAACTTTCTATTACACTTATTTTCTGTCTTTCAATATCCACTATATCTTGTACTTGGGTTTTATCAACGTAACCAAGGTTAAAATCTTCATGAACAAAATTAGTATTAGTATATACTTCTCTCTCGGTCGTAAATTTAAAACTCGTCACTAAATCCTTAAAATAAGTTTGATAATCAATTCCGTTTATATTATATTTGACATATTCAGGAGTTACCTCAGTCGCACCGTTATTCCCAACTTTATATTTATTTTGATAATCAAAACTTCTCACAGATTCTAATTTGTTATCTGTTACCCCAGAAACCGTAACAGTAGTTTTAAGAGTCGTCATTACTTGTGAGTAATCGGTTGATACCCCAATATTATCAGATTTTTGTGTGAAGAAGATCGGTATAGTCAACGTAGAACCAGTCAGCATCTTTAAATTTATAATTTTTTTAATATTCCCCATTATCTTGTTGCTACCTCTCTTAATACTACATTTACTGCAAGTTCACCATTCTTATAAAATGCATAAGTAAAATCTTCATAAAATCTTATTTCATAATAATAAAGAGGTTCCTTTAAATCCGTACTCTTTATTATTGTATCATTTTCTGTATTAATAAAATAATGAGCCTTACCAGTTTTTGCATTTAAAAATATACTTTTCATGTAAACTGATATATAATTTTTACCTACCTCCGGTGTAAATTTTCTATTAAAATATAAAAGGTATAATTCATTTTGTATATATTTTATAGTAAATGTTGAAGTTATCACTTTCTTACCTTCAATTTTAACATCGCAACCTTTACCATATTCCGGGTTAGGTGTGACATTCAATGTAGTGTTAAAAAGCATTTTGTTTTTAACATTAGGTGTATTGTAAAATTCTAAAAGAAATAAAGATTTTGTGAATGAATTTTTTTGTTCAAAATCCTCTTCTAGAAAACCAGTGTTACTAAAACTTTCATTATATGAGCCATTGAAGAATTTATAAATGAGTTTATACTCACTTTTTGATGTATAACTTTCTTTCTCAAAATTTTCTATCTTGTTTATAGATTTTTGAAGTTCGCTATTTATAAAAATTTCTTTATTATCTTGATTTTCATTATTATTATTCATAATAAGTGGAATATTAATACTACTGCTCCCATTACTAATACTGAACTTGTATTTATTTAACATATTCTACCTCTCTTATCTATATTACCTAACTCGGTATAATTTAATTCCTCTGATGTCGTAACAATACTGTAATTAGCAATTGGTATTAACCTTTTCACTGGAAATTTTATATCCGAATAGAGATAATGTAGATTATTTAAGAAAGGATAATCTGCCCCATTAGTTCCCTCCTCTAAGTATCCAATAGATAATAACCTTTTAAAAAAAACATCACCATTATTAAATATTTTACTATAATTAGGATATTCGAAAATATTATCTATGTTTGCATCAACTACCACATCTGAAAAATATTTATGTTGGATGACGTAATATGGTCTATAAAAATAATCTGTAGAAACTTCGAATAAATTAGAAACATCTGTAATAGATATAGAAAATTTAGCAATAGTGGTATCTACTTCAACCCCTGACATTGTATTCAGATTATATGTAATTGTCCCAATTACACTGCTATCTAGACTAGTCCTTTTTTTATTAGAAAGTGTCTTTATGGTCTTCTTTTTATGTTTAAAATTTAAAACTACCTCAGTTATTGGTAAACCAAAATTATTGTATAAGTCAGCTAGATTAATATCTTTATAGGTGTTATATTGCCAAATATCTTCTTTAAAGATATTTGTGGCAAATCCTGATTTATAGAATTTTAGATAATTTGTATCATACAATTTTTTGAAGATTCTTTTATATGAGGCTACAGACGGAACAATTGAATAACCTACAGTGTTGCCAGTGAAATCTATAACTAGTTTCAAGTCTTGTCCTCTGGTAACAGATTTATCTATAACCCTAGTAAAAATAAGATCATCGTTATTTTTATATAATAAAATAATATCATCTTTACTAAAGATTGATTTCTCTGGAACAGTAACTATGTTATTTGTTCTACTCTTAATGACTATTAATGACTCTGGTATCGGCTCGTAATATTTGATATAACCTAATGAAATATCATAATTATTTGTATTAAGAGAAAGTTCCTTTGATGATAGGCTGTCATCTATAATTGATTCTACTTTACCATATACTAGATAGTTATCACATTCATCCCGTTCCTTTTGAAATTGAATTGTTTCATCAACAACTTTCACTATTAAACTTTCATTAAATATCATTTCTGTACTATTTAAATCAAATTTAAGTTGATAGTCTTTATTTTTAGAATTTACACTTTCTTTCGAACCTAGAATTAATTTCATAATTTTCTATATTTTTTATATTCTTTGAAACAGTCAGAATTTTTGTTAAGACCTTTTAGAAAAATGTAATTATCACCGGAAAACTCCAATTCTACTGGGGCGTATTTTGAATAGCTTGCTGTTGATGGTTCATAGGAAGAAAATTCATTCCCGAATGAAGTATTATCAGTTTTTAATATATTCACTTTATCACTAATTTCTGTCGGTTTGATTGTAGCAAAATTGAATGGATTAGGATAAAATAAATAATTATCTTCTCTTGATATTAATAAATCTAAATAGTCTGTTACGTCAATAACTCTCGTCTCGGTATTATAATATTCTCCATCATAGATTAACCAGTTAGGGGTACTTACTTCACCATTTCCATCCTTACCATCTGTCATATAACCAGCACCAAAATAAAGAAAACCATTTATCCAACTTCCGTCATTATGAATATTTCTTTCATTATTAGTACCTCCACTTTTTAAAACATCCCTTAATAAATATCTTTCACTAAGAAGTTGTTTTGTGGAATATACTTTATTAGCCCCCACTTTAAAAGGTGCAGCTTCTGAATTTTTTTGAATATGCATTTTTAAGTATCTATCCGGTTTTTCAGTATCTATCTCAATACGCCAATTTCCACTAGTGGCTATACCTTTATTGGGGTCATCTGTTGGGATTTTATTACCATATTCATCAGTTATCATTCTATCGGTATTACAAGGTAATAACATGATGATAATACCTTTATCTATTAAACTTTTTTTATTTATTACCCGTATATCTGCTACACTATAATCCATTTCGTTACCGTCAGCATCATAACGAAATGCTTTAAATTTCAAATCACCAACCAAATCTAAATTATCGTAAACTCTGGTTTGCATTCTTGATAAAGTTCCCGGTCTAGAATCAGATAAACGCAAGTTAATATGTTTATCATCTTCAACACCACTGTTATCATTATCGTCATCTCCATTGTATAACCCTTTCACTACTCTATCATCATCTATACCGTAAGCGAACGTTAAATAAGCTACCGGATTTACTTGTACATTGATTTTAAAATCAAGTCTAGTAATACCAATTATATTATTCTCGACATCACCCCATAAAGGTATAATATCAACTGATAAATTATTAGTAATAATTTGTGGCATTTGTTCCAAGTCAGTACCATTTTTAAAAGTATATGTTTTATCAATTTCAGTAAATAGACTTACAGGTACACCATTTGCTATCATTGCATCAGCAGTGTAACTATATTCACCAATATCGCTTAAATCTGTGTCCATGTGAACTATATGTTGCCCAATAGGAACACCAAAAATCATGTAGTCACCGGATTTATTAGTTATTGTTGTAAATTTATAATATTTTTCATACACTTCTAGGTAGGTATCATTATCTAGAATTTGTTGTTTATTTGGGAAGGAACCTATATTATAGGTGTCACCGGATGTTGCTCCACTAAAAATACGAGGAGTTAAAAGATTATATTTTACCCCGTTACTATTTTTATCAGTAACTTTTTCATAAGGATACAATTTTTGAATTAGTGGATTCTTTTTATCATCTTCTGATATTGGGATGAAGATTGAAATCTTAGAGTTTGATATTCCAAGACCATCGTTCGCTATTACACGTCCAACTAATACACCATAATCTGCACTAAAACTTCTATAAATTTTATCTTGACTTATTTTTAAAGATAGTATCTCTAAGGTGTCAAAATTTTGATTTAAGTTTACAATTAAAGCTTTATCCTTACCATCTGTAGTTGTACGTATTCTGAACGATTTTTTTTCCATATTTATAACTCGATAACCTATCAAATATAACTCAATAGCTTACGAATATAAATAGTAGAACCTTTAATTTTTTGAGAACTTACTTTCGTCTATATAAACTTTATCTATTATTGAAAGTTCCGAAGTTGGGTTTGGTGATGTTTTATTTAAAAAAGAAATTTCCAGTAAGGCATCATCCAAATCTTTAATGTTTTTCTCTAATTTTTCAATTACTTGTTGTTCAAAAATAGGGTCTAATACTTCTAATAGTGAAATATGAAAATGTTTTAATTTTAATAATGATAAACTATATTCATATACTTTAGTGTGGTAAAAATTACTAGCTGTATCAGCACGATTTTTAATGTTAATAAATTCTTCTTCTATCAACGATTCTTTAATGCGGATAATATTAGAGTATTTATTAAAGTTCATTCCATTATAATAATGGAAAATGATATTTACCATTAAAAACAAAGAATTTACTATTAAAAATATATACATTATCATATCCTGTAATTTATATTACCTGTATACACATCTAAGACTGTAAAGGTTATATCATCTTTTTTAATAATTGTTCCATTAGATTCCAAACTCAATTCTAAATGGTAATCTTGTGGTATTAACCAGCTTGTATCTAAATAGAAATAGTTTTGATTTGAAGTTCTATTGACTTTTGAATTAGTAATTATATCAATTTGCTCCCTACCTTGATTGATGTATATACGATAAGTTAAATCATTAATTACTAATTCATTAAACCCAAACATTGGTTTAACCAAAATAATAATTTTTCTTACCTCACCTTTACTAATTTTTTCCCCTCTTTTAAGACCACTAAAATTAAACGTAAAATTATCAGGTTCAGAAACTTCACTACCTAAATTAAAGTAATTATTCTCTCTAATTGTGAAGGACATTTCAACATCTCCCACATTTACACCTTGTATATTTAGTCCTGTCCATTTATCTGTAAAATTAGTTAAGATCGCCTCAGTATAACCACTTAATGAGAGATTTAAACTTACAGAATAAACGCCTTTAGCTTCATGTGTAATACCAGTAAGTATAGATACAGTTTCATCGTTATAATTTTTTATAATAACAGATTGTGGTAAAATATCAAGGTTAGTTGGTTCTTTTCTTATATTAGTGTATAGGTATAATTTATTATTTTTACCTAATTGAAAATCATTTCTATCATCCAGAATATTTTCATTCCAAACAGTTTCAATAAACGGTTCAAAAAAAGTATTAGTATTCTTACTGAAGAAACCTACTGAATATAAACTATCAGTAATGAGAAGTTCATAATCTCGTTTGAAAGCTAATCCTAACCCATTGAAATTAGTAGTCCCGACAATGATTAGATTGTTAATAATATCTGTAATATCTAACTCAATATTTTCATTACCTAAATCAAAATGTATAGTTTTTAATTCTTGATATTTTGTTGATGTAATTCCACTATATATTCCCGGTTCATCCCAATTAGTTATATCAGTTCTTTGAAACCAGTTTGATGAAGTTTCGTAAACTTTACCATTAATATCTATAACCGTGTTGTTATATTTAACATCATATCCAGTACCTTCATCCCATGATTGTGGAACTTTGAATAATACCAAATCAAAAGATGATGCATGTTCTCTTGAATCAGAAGATTTAACACCTAGTGAAGACTTATCGTAAAGTAATGTATTTGTTAGTTTTAATATATGTTTGATGTTACTATTAATTCTTTTATCTAGAATTCGCTCTTTTACAGCATCAATATTAAAATCAAAAATATAACGACTATAAATTTTCTGATTAGTACCATAAAATAGTTCAGTGACAGGATTTAATCCTGTATTTACATATTTATTACTAATAATTACATTATCTTTACTAAAATAGGTTCTAAATGTACTCATTATTTTTTATTAATTAATTTTACTGTTTTAATGTTTTGTGTATTAAATATGATAAAGTTTTTAAAGCCAGCTTCTAATATCAAAACTGAATCGAAATTTTTCTTTATCCAATCCATTACACCGGGAGATTCTTCAATAGCTTCCCAAGTACTATGTTGTGCTGTTTTAGATTTACAAAAATCTTCAGCAGTTTTGTAAAAATCCATATCACCAAATTCTTCAATTATAACACCTTCATTAAGATAATCATCATCAAAGCTGAATTCTGGTTCATCTTCAATATGTAAATATGGGTCTGATAATTTAAAGCCAGCTTTATATAAATTTTTAATATGTCCTAGATTAGTTGAATCGAAACAGTTATTGACTTCTACTACTACTTCATATTTAAAGCCGTCTGCTCCACCATATTCATTATTATTAGTAAATTTTAAATCAGTTGTTAAAAAAGTCATCGCTAAATCTCCTTTGAACTGATGATTAGATTTAGAACCGTGATATAATTTTAATTTCATTATTAATTACTCTTTGTACGAATTATAATATCCTTTTTAGGATTAAAACATTGGAACATGCAACTTTCTTCACCGAAAATTGTATAATCAACCAGCTTTATTTGTTTAGTTTTATCATTTAGAAATTTTTGACTAATTTGATTATTCCCATAATCCCCACCTATTTTATTAAATACTCTTATTTCAATGATATTCAATACACCAGAAACATTATTAATATTTTCAATAAGTTGTGCCATGTAGATATTTTCGTTCATGTCATGATCATTGATGTCCAAATATTTATCAATGGTGCTTATCACACCACTTATTACCTCACTTTGACTGTAAGATTTATCTACTAATAAATCAACTTCAAAGGATAGGTTTATAATTTTACCATCTGTGATCTCAACATAATCATTTATCATTCTATATTTGGATAAATAGATAGCGATATTCTCTTTTAATGTAGTAGTAGATTGGTTTTCTAACTTTCCTTTTTCATTAAGAGCAAGAATAGATAAAACTATTTTATTTTCTAGTTCATGTGCTGAAACTCTAAATGGTGCACCAAACTTCCCATCCATTTTATGTATTTGTGTTAAATAATCTCTAGTCGTTACACATCTATTTTGTGCTGAGAAATTATATGATATTAATCTTCTAATTTGTTCAACTGATGGCTCATCATTACCACCAAGTGCTGGAATTGGATTGTTTACCTTTAATGAGCTTTTAACTGCAATATTAAAGCTTTCGTTCACACCATTAACTGTCATATCAATATTTCCCATACCAGTTAATACGTTAGCACCTACATTTGATGCTGCACCACCACCTACACGATAGCGTATAAATAAAGTACTATTTGCTTTAGGTATTTCACCCAATGCATCATTATTTAGAAAATTACTAACAAAAGGAATTTCCATATTCAACGATTTCATGAATTCTTCAAATACATTCGCATTTGGCATCCCTCCACCAAAGATTAATTTACAGAAGCCCGATTCTGTATATTCTTTTACAAACTTTTTACTTATACTAAGATATCTACCAGCTTTTACACCACTTCTATCAATTAATTTCCCTATATCTTCTATGAATAATTTATCTTCAGCTAAAGCATCTACTTCATAAAATTTATTCTTGTTACCTAAGAATTGTTGTACCGTTGGATTGGTGTCGTAATTAGCCCCTTCTAGGTTCAAAACCTGTTCAACTGATATTACATCCTCATCTGGTAAAATAACCTCTAAGAATGGCTTATATTCACTAGCCGTAACTATCTTTTTAAAAATTTTAGTAGTCCCATTAGTAACAATTTCTCTTTTAGTTATTTTATAACTACGAATTTGATTATTACTGTTAATAGTCGGAAGAATAATTCTATTTGGTACCCCTTTGCCACTGTAACCATTACTAAAATCAACATCATCAATAGTTTCAAACATTTTTCCAGCACCCATTATTTGAGCACCAGTTTTTATGATAGGTAAATATGTTGAATCATAAGTATCCCCAAATGGTGGTACCTCAATACTGAAATCTACAATAGTGATTGATGGTTTTTTGTGTGGTATGTGTAAACCAAGTGTTTTGGCATGTGCTAAAACATTTCTACGTTCTTGCGCATATTCCAATTGTGTTTCTTGGAACATTCTGTCAGTATTAAATGCTAATTGATCGGCTACAGCAGCATTCAATTCTAGTAACATCATCCCAACAGATGCATCATTAAAATCAGAAAAAAGATCAGGATAATATTGTTTGATGAAATTTAATAACTCACTTCTTACAGCATTAAAATCTCTACTTGAATAATTTATTTTTTTTGACATGTGAGTTTCTTATATTATAACTTCAATGAAAATTTCTTCTTGAAAAATATCTTCATTATTATTAGCGTAAATTTCTAGTTTTACAGTATTATTATCTGATATCGCTTCAATTTTTGAAATTTCGATATTAGGCATAGCTCTATTTAAAGAACTATTTGCTTCATCTTTTATATCATGTAAAGTAATTGAATCATTTGGTTCAAAAAGGAATTTATATAGATTTGTCCCGAATTCCGGGTCAAAGAGTCTTTCACCTTTTTGTGTTAACAAAACATGTAATATATCTGACTTGATAGCATCAGATGTGATTTTATTGGTATCTAAAAAGAAACCTTTCACACTATCCTTAAAAGGAAATTTGATATTTATACTTTTCTCACTCATTTTATATAAATATCCGTCTTGTTAATTTAATTTAATGTTTTTTGAAATCAATGTTGTTAAATCAAAATTTGCTATCTCCGTAACTTTACCTGTACCAATATTTGGTGGTACATCCATGTGAATGTGAGTCAGACAATATTCTTTTACCAATTGTAAAAAATCAATTAATCTGTTACCTAAAACTGCCGGGTCTGCATTTTTTTCTATTTCAAGTAAATCTTTTTCAGTAAGGATTGGATTATATGTAGTGGCTCCATTATGTGTTATCAAAAATATTTTATTAGCAACTATATTAGCATACGAAGAGGAACCATTTTTTTTTAACTTTAATTGAATATAAGTAGGATTAGTATTATTCAATTTAGTATTGTCATTAAAGACAAATTTACCAGCTCTTATTAGAACTTCTTTCTCTCTAAATATTATATCTGAATTATCTCTACCTTGAATAGCTACATCCGTTTTATTTGCATATGCGCCATCAGATTCAGGTATTTTACTAATACTTATCCCGGCACTTTGATTTGATAAATCTGTACCAGCTAAAGCCGTTAAATGACTTTCAAAATTTAAATTTTGGACTTGGGATATTATAGGTGCAATCCATTGTCTACGCATCATAGGTGAAGTGGTATCAAAGAATAATATTTTTGCCAGTTCACCTTTTTTAGGTATTATATTTATAAATTTAGGTAAAAATGATTCACACCACGCCAAACCCTCATCACTTATTTTATCATCAACCCCTTTAATCCTTACTTTAATACGATAAGAATCTAATGGGTCATCTATATCCACAACTTTACCATAAGCAATATTTTGACTTCCCTTGACATTATCGTAATTACCCTCAAGATGTGTTTGTTTTTCAAATGCCATTATTCCCTCCTTTTTAACTCTATAACTATTTCAAGATAATCAGCTTCTATTTGAATCAATGTTTCATTTAAAATTATTAATTCTTGTTTTATTTTTTCATGGTTTTGACTTAAATTATCAACCATTTTTAGTAGTTCGCTATTAGTATTATTAGTAAATTCTCCCATATTATTGTATTATTGCGTTACCTATACCGAATGTTGTTGTTATCCCGGCTACTTGTACTGGTGTACCAGTAGCATCAACACCTGTAGCTGCTACTCCGGTTCCGGGCTGTATAACTACAGAAATCCTAGCTTCGGTGGCTAAGGCATCGATGTAGACTTGTGCCCTAATAATTTCAAGCATTTCATCAGGATTCACACTACCATCAGGTAAATTACCAACTGGTAAACCTGCCT